TTCGAGTGTATAACGAGGCAAAGGGGCTTCGAGAAGATCTCACTCTTTCCAAGAAGTATGTGGCGATCGTCGAGAATCCGTTGTATGCGGTGATGAATGCGCCGAACTCGACTCTACAGAGACTCATTCGGAAGCTGAACCTTCTGGATGTAGTTGACGATGCGTCTGGCTCGGGGAAACTAGACATCATCATCCAGGTCCCATATGCTATTCGATCTGATGCTCAACGCACGCGTGCTCAGCAGCGTCGTGAAGACATCGAATTCCAACTTAAGGGTAGTAAGTACGGCATTGCTTACTCTGACGCCACGGAGAAGATTGTTCAGCTGAACCGACCGGCCGAGAACAACCTGCTCAACCAGATCAAGTTCTTGACCGAGATGCTGTACGGCCAGCTTGGTCTGACCCTCGAGGTCATGAACGGTACGGCCGACGAGAAGTCGATGATCAATTACTACGTTCGGACGATCGAACCCCTTGTGGCCGCAGCAGTCGAGGCCATGCGTCGCACCTTCCTAACCAAGACTGCTCGAACGCAAGGGCATTGGATCTTGGGCTTCCGCGATCCATTCAAACTCGTCCCCATCAGCGAGATGGCCGAGATCGCTGATAAGTTCACTCGTTCTGAAGTTGCCACATCCAACGACCTTCGACAAGCTATTGGATGGAAACCGTCGAAGAACCCAAGAGCCGATGAACTTCGAAACACTAACATGCCGGAACCAGATCCGAACCCATCGGATCAACAGGCGCCCATCCGAGTTGTTCCGGCTCAAGTTACTCGTCGACAACTTACTTCGGCTCCGTCGGAGTCATAACCACACCTCAACCAAAGAGTTAGGAGGAGACAGTCAAAATGGAAGCTGATTTCAGCGGTTGGGCCACTAAGGCTGGTCTCAAGTGCTCCGACGGTCGAATCATTACATCTGAGGCATTCAAGCACCTGGATGGCCTTCAGGTTCCGATGGTTTGGCAGCACGGACATGGAAGCCCCACCAACGTTCTAGGGCATGTTCTGCTCGAGCATCGCAAAGACGGCATTTACTGCTATGGGTTCTTCAATGATACCGAGCATGGTATCGCAGCCCATAAGCTGGTGATGCACAAGGACATCAAGATGCTGTCCATTTACGCCAACGATCTCGTCGAGAAGACTAAGCAGGTCCTCCACGGCATGATTCGTGAGGTTAGTCTTACTCTCGCTGGCGCTAATCCGGGAGCTCTTATCGAGCAGGTCCGTATCGCTCACAGTAATGATCCGGACGACGTCGAAATCCTTGACGACGCAGCAGTAATCCACACTGGTATCGAATTCGATTTCGTAGACTTCGGTGTCGAAGTTGATGACGAAGACGAAACTATTGCGCATGCGGCTGACCAGTCAAGCATGACGGTCCAGGAGGTCTATGACAACTTCACTGATATCGAGCTGACGGTCGTGCACTATATGGTCGGCGCCGCAGTCGAATCGGCTATGGCTGAAGCCGCACACTCGGACGTCGACAATGGCGGAGCCGAAGATACTACCCCCACCGAGGGCGACCTCACCCATCAGGAAGGAACCACCGCCGTGACCAACGTCTTCGAGCAGCAGGGCAAGACCGGCGAGAACGAGGGTGAGCGTCATATCCTCTCCCACGACGCCATGAACGGCATCTTCGAGACCGCCAAGCGGCTCGGTTCGGTCAAGCAGGCTGTCGAGTCCTACGCACTCGCCCACGGTATCGACAACATCGACACCCTGTTCCCCGACGCCAAGCTGATCACCAATACCCCAGAGTGGTTCACGCGGCGCACCGAGTGGGTGAACGCCATCCTCACTAACGTTCACCACACCCCCTTCGCCAAGGTTCGGACCCTGTGGGCCGACCTGACTCTCGACGAGGCTCGCGCCAAGGGTTACGTCAAAGGCGATCTGAAGAAGGAGCAGTTCTTCGCGGTCTACAAGCGAGAGACTGGCCCGACGACGGTCTACAAGAAGCAGGCTCTCCACCGGGATGACGTGGTCGACATCACCGACTTCGACATCGTGTCCTGGATGAAGGGCGAGATGCGTCTCATGCTCGAGGAAGAGGTCGCCCGCGCGATCCTGCTCGGTGATGGGCGCGAGGTCGATGACGAGGACAAGATCAATGAGACCATGATCCGACCCATCGCCACCGACGACGACCTTTATTCGGTCACCGTCTACTCGAACCTGGATGACGCGAGTTCCAGTTACCTGGAGTTCATGGACGCCATGATCGAGAACCGGCGCCTGTACCGCGGCTCGGGTCAGCCGTCGCTGTTCATTTCCGAGGTAGTTCTGGCCAAGCTCCTCACCCTGCGTGATGGCGATGGCCGTAAGTACTACCGAGGCATGGACGAGATCGCGTCTGAGCTTCGGGTGCGGGATATCATTCCGGTCGAGGCCATGGACACCGACACCGACCTGCTTGCCATCATGGTGAACATGTCCGATTACAACGTCGGCACCAACATGGGTGGGGAGATCAACCTCTTCGATCAGTTCGATATCGACTACAACAAGCAGAAGTACCTGATCGAGACCCGGATGTCCGGCGCTCTCACGAAGATCCGGTCCGCCCTGGTCTTCCGCAAGACCGCCAGTGCTGCTGTCCTCACAGTTCCGAATGCTCCGACCTTCGTCTCGAGCACGGGTGTTGTCACCATCGTGGCCACTACCGGCATCGTGTACAAGAACAAGGCGACCGGCGCCACCCTCGCCACCGGCGCTCAGACGGCTATCGCGGCCGGCGCTCAGATCGTCGTCGAGGCCACTCCGTCCTCGTCGTCCTACTACATCGCCAACACCGTCGAGGACCAGTGGACGTTCACGCGGGACCGCGCGTAACGACTTGGGGGTAACCCAGTGGCAAGGTTCTATGGCCTAGTTGGATTCGGCGCTAATACTGAAACAGCTCCCGGTGTGTGGAAAGACGTAATCACTGAGAAACCATATTTTGGTGATGTCGTTAAAAGCACTCGGAAGCTGGATGAAGGCGAGAAAGTCAACTTTGATATTTCTCTCCAGAATTCCATTAGTATCGTCGCAGATGCTTACGCCAGCGAACACATATTTGCCATGCGCTACATCAGATGGTCGGGGGCGCTGTGGACTGTAACAACGGTCGACGTGCAGCGCCCTCGGCTACTGTTGAGGTTGGGAGGTGTCTATAATGGGCCAACGGCTTGATCTCCAGAGTATTCTTGAAACTCTTTTGGGGACCGATAAGGTATATTTCCAACCTCCAGCCACTATGCAAATGGCGTATCCATGCATCGTCTATAAGCGAGATGACGCGGATACTGCGTTCGCTGACAATAAGCCGTATCGCATAACAGTGCGATATTTGGTGACCGTTATCGACCCAAGTCCGGATAGTTTGTTTCCGGCCAAGGTCGCGGCCCTCCCGTCATGCACTATGCAACGTGCATTTTCGGTAGCCTCACTCAACCACGACGTGTTCGTTCTCTACTTCTGAGGAGAAATTCAGTGACTGCCCTTACCTGGGACGCCACGGGTGCCCGGCGCTACGAGACCGGTGTCGACAAAGGCGTTCTGTTCATTCCGACCGACGGCGTCTATGACACCGGTTATGCTTGGAACGGTTTGTACACCGTTACTGAGTCACCCGAAGGCGCTGAGCTCACCGCGTTGTACGCGGACAACATCAAGTACCTCAACCTGCAGTCTGTCGAGAACTTCAAGGGCACCATCGAGGCGTACACGTACCCCGATGAGTTCGAGCAGTGCGACGGTTCAGCTGGGCCTGAGTCGGGCATCGTTGTGGGGCAGCAGACTCGAAAGACGTTCGGTCTATGCTATCGGAGCCTTGTGGGTAACGATACCGAGAACACCGACTACGGATACAAGCTTCACATGGTTTACGGTGCCCTGGCTATGCCTTCGGAGAAAACTTTCAACACGGTGAATGAGTCGCCGGAGGCCAACACCTTCAGTTGGGAGTTCGATACGATTCCGATCGATATCCCTGGTACGAATCCACTGACTGGTAAGGCCTACAAGCCATCGGCAACCATCGTCGTAGACTCCACCAAGGTCGACGCTGATGCTCTGGCCGTTCTCGAAGCTCGTCTGTACGGCACTGTGGGTACCGACCCAGACCTGCCGACGCCGGCCGAGGTCTTCGCGTTCTTCGCCGGAACGGTCACCTTCGTCGCTCCGAACATCCCGACATACAGCTCTGCCACCGACCTAATCACCATCACCGCCACCACCGGTGTGATCTACAAGATCAACGGCGTGGTTCGTGCTGCCGGCACTTGGGCCATCACGGCCAACGCTATCGTCAACGCATACCCTGCGGTGGGCTACAAGCTCGGCCCGCAGCCGGTTGCCGACGAGTGGGTCTTCATCTTCGCCTAGGCTATCTAGTTAGTATCAAAGTTTTGAGAGGAGACCAGAGAATGCTCACTATTACAGTTTCAACGCCAGAAGGGTTTAACGAAGCAACGAGTGAGTTTGTTGCGGCAACGTCTTTTGATTTGGAACTAGAGCATTCTCTGGTCTCTCTGTCAAAATGGGAGTCGTTCTTTGAAAGACCGTTCTTAAGCGGCAATGACAAAACTGAAGAAGAGACACTTGTCTACATCGAGATGATGAATCTAACCCCAGAAATTCCCCGGGGGGTATTTTCTCAGTTAAGTCACGAAAACTATGACGCAGTTAACAAGTACATCAATGAAAAGATGACTGCCACTTGGTTTAGTGAAGAGAACAAGCGTCCGAATCGAGAAGTTATTACTGCCGAGGTTATCTATTACTGGATGATCTCACTAAGTATTCCGTTCGAATGTCAACGTTGGCATTTGAATCGACTTCTAACGCTAATAAAGGTTTGTAACAAGAAAAATGCTCCGGCTAAGAAGATGAG